GAAGCGGTTAACGCACAAGCGGTTGTTGACGAAGGTACAGCACGTACTACTGCAGATAATACTCTACAGTCTAACATCGACACAGTAAGTGGACGTGTTGACGCGATTCTAAATGGTTCTTCGGACTCACTAGATACAATCGTAGAAGTTGTCGCTGCATTTGAGAACGCAGATTCTGATCTACAGACACTAATCTCATCTAACGCAGGATCACACACAGCGAATGCTGCTGCGATTACTGCAGAAGAGACACGTGCCCTAACTGCTGAAGGTGTACTACAAAGTGCAATCGACGCGGAAGAGACACGTGCGACTGGTGTTGAAACAGATCTACAATCTCAGATCACTTCTGAAGTTGCGGCACGTTCTGCTGCAGATCAGTCAATGAGAGAAGATCTAGACTCAGACATCGCTGTTGAAGCTGCACTACGTGTTGCTGGTGATGCGTCGTTACAGTCTGGACTAGATGTAGAAGTTGCCCGTGCAACTGCTGCGGAAGGTGTTCTACAGTCACTACTAGACTCAGAACAGTCTGCTCGTATCCTATCTGACCAAGGTCTACAGTCTGCAATCACTGCAGAAGAGAACGCACGTATCGCGGCTGATGCAGTACTTCAGTCTGCAATTGATGCTGAAGAGTTAGCAAGAACATCTGCTGACAATGCACTTCAGGCGAACATCAATGCGGTAGATGCGGCAGTAACTGCAATCACAAACGGTTCTCCAGAAACTCTGAACCAGTTGGTTGAAGTTGTCGCGGCATTTGAAGATGCTGACTCTGATCTACAGACCGTAATCTCTAATCTAGGTGGTGACGCAAGTGCATTGACTGCACGTGTTTCAACTCTAGAAAGTGAGATGGACGCAACTGAACTTGCAACAACGTCTAACGCAAACGCTATCTCTGCTGAGACAGTGGCGCGTGTTGCTGCGGTACAGGTGAATGCGGATGCGATTACTGCAGAATCAACTGCTCGTGCTGCTGCGATTACCGCAGAACAGAACGCACGTGCGGCTGCAATCGTTGCATCTGAATCTGATCGTGACTCTGCTGACGCAGAACTACAATCTCAGATTGACGCATTGTCTGCGGAAGAGACTGCAGGTAAGAGTTCACTACAGTTCCAGTTAAGTCAAGAAGAAGATGCTCGCATCGCGGGTGATTCTGATCTGACTGATTCACTAGCTGCTGAAGTTGCCCGTGCGACTGCTGCAGAAAGTGCACTGTCAAGTGATATCTCTGCTGAAGAAAGTGCTCGTGTATCTGCAGACGCAAGTCTACAGTCTCAGATTGACTTCATCGTATCTAACACTGACTCTGCATCACTAGATTCTCTAACAGAGATCGTTGCAGAATTCCAGTCAGTAGATGGAACGTTATCTGGTCTAATCAGTAGTAATGGTTCACGCATCACTTCACTAGAAACAAATGTTGGAACTATCAATAGTTGGACAACAGACAACCTATCAGAAGGATCAATCAACAAGTACTGGACAGAACAACGTACTAAGGATTGTCTATCTGGTGGTCTATGTATCGACTACAACTCAACAACTGGTGAGATTTCAATTGACGAAGTAGAAGCTGCTTCATCACTAACAGTTGCGGAATCGCATGACGCGAACGCACTGGGTGGACAAGCTCCTACATACTACCGTATCAACGTCTATGACGCTGCCGGTAACCTAGTCAACTAATCACACATTAGTGTTTAACAAGGGAGTCTTCGGACTCCCTTTTTTTTACTTTAAAAAACGTATAAATAGAACAGTAAACCAATTTCGGAAACTGACATGTATTCTACAACTAGAGAAGAGTTAATTGATTACTGTCTACGCGCACTGGGCCATCCAGTAGTAGAAGTAAACATTGACGAAGAACAGTTAGATGATCGTATTGATGAGGCGTTGCAGTGGTTTCGTGAAAATCACCCCGATGGTTCTAAAAGATATTATCTAAAACACCAATTAACCGAACAGGATATCGAAAATCAGTATGTTGATTTTCCAGATAATCTAGATCTGTCTGCGGTTGTTCGTATGGTGCCAGTAACATTTAGTTCTGCACACTCAGGGTGGTTTAGTGATGCATGGCAGGTTATGGCCTACACCATTTCCGACTTTACTCGTAACGGCGGAATTTTGGGTGACCTTGCACACTATGAACAAATGCAACAACAGTTATCACTCCTAGATATGAAACTTGGTGGTATGCCTCAGATCACATTTGATCGTCAGTATAATCGTGTTAATCTACATGTTTCTAAAACGAAACTAGAACTGCATGATTATATTGTATTTGAGGTCTATACTATCCGTGATCCAGATGAGTCTGTTACGGAATATAACTCACTTTGGAATCATCGTTTTCTAAAAGAGTATGCAACCGCATTGATCAAACGTCAATGGGGACTCAACCTAATCAAGTTCGATGGTATGGCATTGCCTGGCGGTGTTACTGTCAACGCACGTCTTATTTACGAAGATGCACTTTCAGACATCGAGAGAATAATTGAACGTTTTCGTACGGACGAAGATGAAGGTCCAATGTTCTTCATGGGGTAAGACATGGCTACTAATCCATATATTAGTTTAAAAAACAGACAAGAACAGGACCTCTATGAGGACATTCTCATTGAGGCGATTCAGTTCTATGGTCAGGATGTTTACTATCTCCCACGCGAAGTGGTCGAGAGAGAAGACATCTTCTTAGATAGTATTCAGTCTCAGTTCTCTGACGCCTACAAAGTTGAGGTGTACATCGAGAACGCAGAAGGTTTCGAAGGCGAAGGCGATCTGTTCACTAAGTTCGGCATCGAGTTGCGTGATCAAGCTACATTTGTTATCGCACGACGCAGATGGAAAAGTTTGATTGGTGATCGTCTTTCTGACGCACAGTTCCGTCCACGTGAGGGCGATGTAATATACTTGCCTCTATCAGAATCTCTTTTCGAGGTCAAACGCGTCTATACAGAATCTCCGTTTTATCAACTATCCCAACTGCCTCTTTTCCGTATGCAATGTGAGTTGTTTGAATTCTCCGATGAGGACTTTGATACTGGCATTCCAGGCATTGACAACGTTGAGGCTGAAGGCGCATTCCAATACGAACTTCAGATGCCAGGCAAAGTTGAAGGAGACGAATCTTACTACTTGTCGGGTGAAAATGTTTATCAAGAGTTTGATGATTTTCGACTTGAGGGTGAGGTCACCACATGGAATAGTGATACACGCATATTAAAGATTGCACACACAGGCGCAACAGACGGTAAGTATCACGAATGGTCAACAGACAGACCTGTTATTGGCGAGAATGCATCATTGACACCTATTTCTGAAGAGGAAGGAATCAACGAGATTGATCGTTTATCACAGAAGGAAGTGTTTGACGATTGGGCAAATGACTTTGTTGATTTCTCAGAATCCAATCCGTTTGGAGATATATTCTAATGATGGGCGGACACTTTTATCATAAACGAGTGAGGTCTTGCGTGGCTTTATTCGGGTCTATGTTTGATGATATACATATTTTAAGAACAAATAATAGTGGCAAAGTATTGTCGCAGGTAAAGGTTCCTCTATCTTATGCACCGGCTAGATCGTTTATTGAACGACTAGAAGAGATGTCACAGGGCGAGAGTGCTGAACGTAGGGTTGCGTTAAAGCTCCCGCGCATGTCATTTGAGATCGTTTCTATTGCATACGACGCACAGAGACAACTACCCAAACTTAATCACTTTACCGTTTCAGACGGCAGTCAACTTGTAGACAAATACTATGTCGGCGTACCATATACTTTGTCATTTCAGTTAAGTGTTTACGCACGATCTCAGGATGATGCGCTTCAGGTGGTAGAACAAATCCTGCCATACTTTGCGCCGCAGTATACATTGTCAGTCAAACCTTTTTCTGATCAACCAGAAATAAAAGAAGACATTCCCATTTCACTAACGAGTGTTGATTTTCAAGACGACTTTGAGGGCCCCGTAGAACAGAGACGTACTATCATATATAACATGACATTTGATATGCGTGTGAACTTCTATGGCCCAGAAAATTCAGCTCCAATTATTCGTGAAGTTAACACCAATATCAATCTTATAGATACAGGAGGTTTCATTGAAAATGTTCAAGTAACCCCAAACCCTATTGATGTGAGTCCAGACAGTGATTATGGATTTTCAACTGTGATAAATGATAATGATTTCACGAGTGAGACATGATGACAGATCGTCGTAAGCCACCAGCGTTATTTGACGAAGAACAGAAGAAAAACTTCGTGCACGAACAGGACTATGAGTACTCTCGTGACACTTACTATGACCTAATTGAGAAAGGTCGTGAGTCACTAGAACTCATGATTGAAGTCGCACGTGAGAGTGAACACCCTCGTGCGTTTGAGGTTCTGTCTGGCATGATCAAAGGCATCGCAGATGTCAATGACAAGTTGATGGATCTCAACAAGAAACAGAAAGAACTTCAGAAAGAAGACAAACCTGCCGAAGCAACAACTACTAATAATAATCTATTTGTCGGGTCTACTACAGAATTACAGCGTATGCTGATGGGTGATGAAAAAACTATAGACCACGACGACGAAGATGAGTAGTTATACAAAGAACTCCTACCTAGGTAATCCGTTAGTTAAGAAAGATGGTGTCGCAGAAGAATGGGACGCCAAGAAGCTGCGCGAGTATAAGAAATGCATGAAGGACCCATCGTATTTCTGTCGCAAGTACGTCAAGGTCATTCACCTAGATAAAGGTCTCGTGCCATTCAAACTCTATCCGTATCAGGAAAAGATGTTTGAACACTTCAACGATAACCGATTCAACATCGTATTGGCATGTCGTCAGTCGGGTAAGTCTATCAGTTCGGTCGGTTATCTGTTGTGGTACGCACTCTTTCACCCAGAGAAGACTATCGCGATCCTCGCGAACAAAGGTATGACCGCACGTGAGATGTTGGCACGTGTCACACTTATGCTTGAGAACCTACCGTTCTTCTTACAGCCAGGGTGTAAGGCACTCAACAAGGGGTCTTTGGAATTCAGTAATAATAGTCGTATTATTGCAGCTGCAACCTCTGGTTCATCTATTCGTGGTATGTCGGTCAACTTATTGTTCCTAGATGAGTTTGCGTTCGTAGAGAATGCCGCTGAGTTTTACACATCCACATATCCAGTAATCTCATCTGGTAAAGATACAAAAGTTATCATAACAAGTACTGCGAACGGTATCGGAAATACCTATCACAAGATATGGGAAGGTGCCGTACAAGGAGTGAACGAATACAAACCATTCCGTGTAGATTGGTGGGATGTGCCTGGCCGAAATGAAAAGTGGAAAGAACAAACCATTGCCAATACCTCTAGTTTACAGTTTGACCAAGAATTTGGCAACACTTTTTTTGGTACTGGCAATACTCTAATTGAAGGCCAGATATTATTAGATTTACGGGCTAGAGAACCTAAACGTAGACTAGAAGGTGGCGACTTATTAGTTTATGAAGATGTTATTGAAGAACACCAGTATATCATGACAGTAGATGTCTGTCAAGGCCGTGGTCAAGATTATTCTACATTTAATATAATAGATGTTTCGGTACAACCTTTCAAACAGGTGTGTGTATATCGTAACAATAGAATATCTCCAATACTTTTTCCGAATATAATTTACAAGTACGCCACCCTTTATAACGAGGCATACACTGTCATTGAGAATAACGATCAGGGTATGGTGACTTGTGTGGGTTTGTATCAAGATCTAGAGTACGAGAACATTCACCTTGAGTCTGCAGTGAAGGCCGATGCGATCGGCATTCGTATGGACCGCAAGGTAAAACGTATCGGATGTTCCGCCATCAAGGATATTATCGAGAATCATAAACTTGATATCGTAGATGAGAATACGATTATGGAGATCTCTACGTTTGTGTCTAAGGGACAGTCGTTTGAGGCCAGTGACGGCAACCACGACGACTTGATGATGAACCTAGTGATGTTTGGATACTTCGTAGGGACACAGTCTTTCGGTGATATGACAGACGTGAATATAAAGCAGATGTTATTTGATCAACGGATGAGAGAGATTGAAGACGACGTGCCTCCGTTTGGCATTATAGACGACGGAAATCATTATGTGCCTCCGTCAGAACCATATGACCCATATAGTATGCAATGGGCTAAATATGACCCCGAAGATTGGTAAAAATCGCGTTATTATAAATAGTTACATTGAAATAATTACTCCGTATTATGATCTCTTATTATACCTTAACAAAAGGAAACTATTATGGCTCTTAAATTTTCAGAGTCGCCAGCAGTAAATGTTCGTGAGATTGACCTAACTGGAGTTGTTCCATCGGTCACATCTACTACGGGCGCTTTTGTCGGTGACTTCAACTGGGGCCCTGTAAACACGCCTGTTCTTGTCGGTACAGAAACAGAACTAGCGTCCACTTTCGGGACTCCTCTCGCGGGAGATGCATACGTAGGCGATTTTTTGTCTGTCGCGCATTTCTTAAAATACTCTTCAAGCGCATTCGTTGTACGTGCATCCAAAGACGGTTCTGCAACTGCACACGTTCTAACGGACCCAACTGATCCAACTTCACCAAAATTGTTCGAAGCAAAGTATCCGGGCGAATTAGGCAACTCTATTACGGTAGAAGTTTGTGATGAAACGACTTGGATCGAACTTGTCCGAGACTCAGATGGAGCTGTAGTTTTAGACTCTGCTGGGAATGCTACACCAGTTCTTGATTCTGACGGTAAAGTAGTCCCTTGGGATTATCAAAGTCTTTTCTCTTCAGCACCAGAAGAAAATGAACTACACATTGCCGTACTTGTAGATGGCGAGGTTGTAGATACATTTGCATATGTTTCAACCGACCCAACTAATAAACTAGACAATGGTTCAACTAACTTCGTCACAGATGTTGTAAACGAGAGTTCTTCTTGGATAAGTCTATCGGGCGTACCAGTTGCTTGGCCAACCACGAAGACTCTATCTGGCGGTAAAGATGGTACAACTCTTCTCACTGAACCAAATTATGTCTCAGCATATGGTGTGTTCGATGATAAGGACACTATCCAGATCGACTTCTTGGTCCCACCAGCAGGTGGTCAAGGGAATGCCATCGCAATTCAACAAGAATTGGTTAGTATCGCAACACAACGTAAAGATTGTATCGCAGTCGTTTCTCCATCATTTACTGGTACTCTAACTGTAGACGCAATGTTAACGCACGTATCAAATTTAAAAGAGAATTCATCGTACCTAGTTGTCGACGGCAACTGGTTGAAGGTCTATGATAAGTTCAACGATAAGTACGAGAACATTCCAGCGGCATCATCAACTGCAGGCATCATGGCTGCAGGTGACGTAACAGATGCACCTTGGTTCTCACCAGCAGGTTCACGTCGTGGTCAATACTTGGGTGTTACTGATATTCTAGTCAATCCATCCAAGACAGACCGTGATCGTCTATACAAAGCAGGCATTAACCCAATCGTCAGTTTCCCTGGCCAGGGCATTATGCTTTACGGTGACAAGACTCACTTATCACGTCCATCTGCGTTTGATCGCATCAACGTACGTCGTTTGTTCCTAGTTCTAGAACGTGCAATTTCTGCAGCGGCAGAGAACGTAATGTTCGAACTAAACGATGAGTTCACTCGTGCAGAGTTCGCAAACATCGTAGAACCATTCTTACGTGAAGTTCAGGGTCGTCGTGGTATCACTGACTTCCGTGTTGTATGTGATGAAACAAACAACACGCCAGAAGTTATTGACCGCAACGAATTCGTCGCATCTTGCTTTATCAAACCAGCACGTTCAATCAACTACATAACTCTAAACTTTGTAGCAGTGAGAACTGGTGTTGACTTTGAAGAAGTCGTCGGACAAATCTAAGGAGAATTATCATGTCATTAAGAGTAGACGATTTTAAAGCAAAACTAAAAGGTGGCGGTGCACGTCCTAATTTATTCCGTGTAACCCTAAATTTTCCAGCGTATGCCGGTGGTAACGCAGAACTAACTTCATTTATGTGCAAAGGCGCACAGTTGCCTGCATCAACAATCAATGCTGTTGAGGTACCATTCCGTGGTCGCCAGTTGAAGATTGCTGGTGATCGTACGTTTGAAGATTGGTCAGTTACAGTAATCAACGATACAGGCTTTGAAGTCCGTAACGCGATGGAACGTTGGATGAATGGAATGAATGGACACACCGCTAACACAGGATTCACAAACCCTGTAGCCTATCAAGCAGATCTTATTGTAGATCAACTAGATAAGGACGGTAGTGTGCTAAAGAGTTATAACTTCCGTGGAGCATTCCCTAACAGCGTTGCTGCAATCGACCTATCATACGATACAGTTGATACAGTAGAAGAGTTTGAAGTAGCATTTTCAATCCAATACTGGGAGTCAAATACCACTAGTTAAAGGTATTATAAGTAAGTTGACAGGGGGTGTTAATCCACCCCCTCATTTATTATTACGAGGATTTTATGGCAGACGAAAGAAATATTTTCCAAGCATTCGGATTTGAACTAAAACGCGTTCAAAAAATGAAAGACGAAAATGACAAGACGCCCTCTATCGTACCGAAGGTCGATGAAGATGGCGCTGGATATGTTACTGCTTCTGGTTCTTATTTTGGTCAGTACATCGACATGGACGGTGGCGCAGCCAAAGACAACGCAGAACTCATCAAAAAATATCGTTCGGTCGCTGAACACCCAGAGTGTGATGCTGCGATAGAAGATATTATCAATGAAACAATCGTTTCATCCGAATTAGAATCTTCGGTCACTCTTAATTTAGATAAGGTTGAGGCCGGAGATAAAATCAAAAAGACTATTACAGAAGAGTTTGACAACATCGTCGGTATGTTAAACTTTGAAGAATATGGACACGATATGTTCCGTTCTTGGTATGTAGATGGTCGCATATATCACCACTTAGTTGTTAATGAGTCTAACCTAAAGGCTGGAATCCAAGAGATTCGCCCTATTGACGCAACTAAGATTCGTAAAGTCAAAGAGATAAAACATAAGAAAGATCCGAAAACTGGTGCAAAGTTAGTAGATAAAGTCAATGAGTTTTACATCTACCAAGATAAGGGTGGTGCATCTACTGGAATTAAGTTAACACCAGATTCTGTGTCTTATGTCACTTCAGGTCTTTTGGATACGTCAAAAAAACGTGTCCTATCCTACCTACAGAAAGCAATCAAACCCGTAAACCAATTGCGCATGATGGAAGACTCATTGGTCATCTATCGTCTCGCACGTGCGCCTGAACGACGCATCTTCTATATTGATGTTGGTAACCTACCGAAGGGTAAGGCCGAACAACACATCAAAGATATTATGGCGCGATACCGTAACAAGATTGTGTATGATGCGAACTCTGGTGAGATCAAAGACGATCGTAAACATATGTCAATGTTAGAGGACTTTTGGTTGCCACGTCGCGAAGGTGGTCGTGGAACAGAGATAAGTACTCTACCAGGCGGCGAAAACCTAGGACAGATTGACGATATCATTTATTTCCAAAAGAAGTTGTATCGTTCGTTAAACGTGCCTTTGAACCGATTGGAACAAGAATCACAGTTTTCTTTGGGTCGTACAACAGAAATTGGCCGTGACGAAGTAAAGTTCCAAAAGTTTATTGACCGACTGCGCAAAAAGTTTGCGCACCTGTTCCTTGGTGTTCTTAAGAAACAACTTATTCTTAAGGGCGTATGTACAGAACAAGACTGGGAAGAGTGGAAAACTCAAATTCAGGTTGACTACACTAGAGACAACCACTTCGCAGAACTAAAAGATTCTGAGTTGTTGCGAGAACGACTAGCCACTATGGATCAAATCGCCAGTTATGTGGGAGAGTACTTCTCACGTGAGTGGGTAATGAAAAACGTAATGATGTTTAATGATGAAGACATCGAAGAGATGTCAAAACAAGTCGAAGCTGAAAACGAAAAAAGCGGAGACGTGGATGATATGGAGGTATAACCATGAATGAATTAGATACAGAATTAGATTTAGAACTAGAAGTGGCAGAGACTGAGGTAGAAGTTGATCCTACTCTAAGTTTTGTTGATGCACTTCAGAACGGCAACTTCAATGGAGCTGAAACTCTATTTAATGACATTTTGGGCAATAAAGTCCAAGATGCTTTAGACGCTGAGAAAGTTGCGGTCGCTGATCAGATCTTTAATGGCATTGAACCGGAAGAGATGGATCTAGACGACGAAGTTGAGGTCGACGATACTTCGGAAGTCGAATACGGCGAAGAAGCTGAAGACTTTGGTTCTACAGATTCTGAATTGGAAGAAACCGAAGAGTCGTGAATATAGTTAAAAACATGTGTCACATATGGATAGGGCATTTAAGCCCACCATTGCAGTGGATGGATACATGGAAAGAAAAACACCCCGACTGGGACTATTATATTTTTACAGATGAAATGTTACGAGCCAGACAATGGCACAATCAACATCTAATCGCAAAGTATTATAATCAGGGGGCGTACGCAGGTGTTGCGGATTTAATCCGATATGAACTACTGTATGAACAAGGTGGGTTTTTACCGCCAGCTGATGCAGTTTGTTTACGTAATACGGATGAACTATTCACTGCGCCTGCGGATCATGCATACACTGTATTTGAGAGTGAGACTATTGTGCCTAACTTTATCTCACCGATACAGGCGTGTAATCCAGAGAATACGTTTGTGCGAATGTTGATTGACGAACTGCACAAATTAAGACCGGAAGACTTGGACCCTAAACCGTATAAGTCTACGGGTAATGAATGGTTGTCACAATTTGTACCAGATAAAGAGAAACACAAACTGGTAATATGGCCGTCACACTATTTGATACCGAGACATTTTAAAAAGAAACATGTCTATTATGATGGTCCAGATCCAGTTTATGCTGATCAAATGTTCGGTAGTACGAAGCATCTTTATCGTAAATAACAAAAAGTTACATTTAAAAAACTTTTTTGTATAAATACATTCTAAAGGAGACTTAATGTGAAAACTTTTCAAGAATTACGTGAGGCGAAAGATAAGGTCGTCTTGAAGAAAAAGATGTCTGGTTATCCGGTAGTCATCACTAAAACTGCAAAGGGTTTTCATCTGTCAATCGATGGAGATTCTGTTGACACATTTAAGTCACAAAAAGAAGCGGAGTCAACCGCGAAACAAGTCCTTAAAGACTTAGGAAAATAAAATGAAACTGATTAGCGAATACGTAGAAAACGATATACAATGCATCGTTGAAGCCAAAGAAGATGGCGGCAAGAATTTTGTTATTGAAGGTGTATTTGCACAGGCAGAACAAAAGAATCGTAACGGACGTGTTTACCCAAAACAGATTATGGAATCTGCTGTAAACAAGTACGTTGAAGAACAGGTTAACAAAAAACGCGCCGTGGGTGAATTGAATCATCCAGAGGGCCCAACCGTTAACCTTGATAAAGTTTCTCACCTCATCACAGACCTAAAATTGGAAGGTAATGATGTGGTTGGAAAGGCACAAATATTGGACACCCCAATGGGCAAGATTGTGAAAGGTCTCTTAGAAGGTGGTGTACAACTAGGCGTGTCAACTCGTGGAATGGGAAGTCTTGAGAGAAAAAATGGCGCAATGTACGTCAAAGAAGACTTTATTCTTAATACGGTAGATATCGTACAAGATCCAAGCGCACCAGAAGCATTTGTTAATGGGATTATGGAAGGTGTAGACTGGGTCTGGAATAATGGAGTACTTCAACCTCAAGTCATTGAAGATATAGAGACTGAAATTAAGCAAGCACCAATTGCACATCAACCTGAAGTGCAAATGCGTGAGTTCAAGAATTTCCTCTCGTTAATCAAATCTAAACTATAAGGAGTCACTATGACTGATTTAAATCAAGGTGAAATCCGCGATCTAGATGTTGAAACAAACGAAATCGTGGAGGAAACTCTCGAAGAAGCAAAAGCTCCTACAACTAAAGGCAAGGCAAAGGAAGATCAACCTATTGATGAACCTGAGTCAATCGCCTCTGTAGATAAAGCTAAAAAGGCAACTTCAAAGACTGCTCCGCCTAAAACAAAGGCAGGCATGGTTAACGCCATGTATAAGGCTACTTCTAAAATGAAAAAAGAAGACCTAACAAATGCATACAACAAGTTGTTTGCAGAGTCTGTTGAACTACTGGATGACGTTGAAGACGCTGACACATCTGCAGAACTATCTGCAATTGTTGATGGTGAAGCAACTCTATCAGAAGAGTTCAAGGAAAAGACCGCAATCATCTTTGAGTCTGCAGTTAAGTCTAAGCTTTCTGAAGAAGTAACTCGACTAGAAGAGCAGTATGCTGAAGAGCTTGCTGAAGAAGTCGAAACAATCAAAACCGACCTAGTCGGTAAAGTTGATTCATACCTAAACTACGTGGTTGAATCTTGGATGGAAGAGAACAAGTTGGCAATTCAGAGCGGTCTACGTACTGAAATCGCTGAAGGGTTCATGAACGGAATGCGTGATCTATTCGTAGAGTCTTACGTTGAAGTTCCAGAGTCTAAGGTAGACCTAGTTGATGAACTTGCAGGACAAGTAGAAGATTTAGAAGAACGTCTAAACTCAACTACTGGTGATGCAATTTCACTTGCTGAAGAACTAGAAAATTATAAGCGTGAAGCGATTATCGCTGAAGCATCTCGTGATTTGGCAGACACACAAGCGGAGAAGTTAGCAGATCTTCTAAACAGTGTTGATTTTGAGAACGAAGAATCATTCGTTACTAAAGTGAATACAGTTAAAGAATCATACTTCTCAAAAGAAATTCCAGAGCAACTTGAAGAGTCAG